GCTTTTTCTAGTTGTGCTTTTAGGAATTCTATATTAACCTTGTTCGTCATATTTTGTTCTTGAGTTATCTCTAACTTCTCTGTTGTCTTGTACAAATCTTCTATCAACATGTATTGTTCCTGGTCTGTAGGTAATTGCTCACTCTTTTTTAAAAGATCAGCTTGAAATAATTCTCTTGATGTCTCGAGACTTGTTAATCTTTCCATAATCTCAGTGTATGCAAACACGCCCGCTATAACACCGGCGATGATCATTAACATGTTTTTGACTGGCATGCTTACAGATGTATTTTCAGATATCTTCATTTTTTCTTTTTACGTTTTGGTTTCGACTCCAACATCTTTGCAATACTATCACAAAAATTGTCAATTGCCCCGCAAAATTTTAGTATATATTTATCAATCATTTTCTATTTTTATTAGTTGTTCATATATAGCAGCTGTTAGTCCAGGAGGAGCAGGTCTAAAACCATATTCACTCTTTACACACCCTGCCATTAAAATAAGCATAATTAAATATCTCATAGTGGTGCTACAACCACTGTCAATATAATAAAAGCTATAATTAGTGCACCTGTGAAATAATAATTCATCCTACAATACTCCATTATTCGCTTCTTTTTATTAATAGGTTTATAAAATCAGTTTCTAATTTTTTTATCTTCTGCTCTAATTGTTTAATTTTATCATTGGTAACAATTGTATTACCTTTGTTGGTCTCAATATTTAACAATAAATGGCTTTGATTTTCTTGTATTCTAGCGATGTATCCGATTTGATTTTTTAAATCTGTGTTTTGTATTTTCTCAATTGCTGCTTGATTTTTATTAATAGTCTCTGTTAGACTTACAATGTATTTAACCCCTGTAAATGTCCCCACTACAAGAGAGGCCACGACAGGCACCATTACTACATTTTTCTTTAATAAGTCGACTAAATTCATTAAGCATAAGATCCTTTATTAAAAAATTAAAGCACCTGCTATGAAAGCAACTACAGCAATAACTATCTCTGTTCTGTGATGTAACTGCCATACCATAAATTTATCTTTGTATTTATTTATCATCGTCTTCCTCCAAGTTTTTCAGCTTATAGTCATAACTGCCTTCTTCATGCTCGTCTGTAATCCATTTAGCTGAATTTTCTACGGAATATATCTTACTGCTTACTAGTCTATTAATCAAGTTCTTGTTTGGGTCCACACCCATAGATGCATCAAACATTTTTAGCCTATTATTTGGCTGTATTGCAAAGTTTCCATCCTCCAATTCAAGAACGTGACCACATTTATGTTGATCTGGTTTCTCTGCATAGCCAAAATTTAATTCATTGAAGTCCCCTGCGCACCAATCAATTGTAAATAAATACTTACCTTTACGTTTTACTTTACGTCTAGATGTGTATTGCATAGTAGCACCGGCTAGTTCATAAAAAGTTGTGACACTTACATTGTAACTAAAACTATCCCACATAACTAATTCATCAAGTGGTAATTCTTTTACTCCAGGTTTAGTACAGAAAGCTGAGATAGGTGCTCTCCACCATAGACCACCATCTTCCATTAAGAAATGAAACATAGGTACTCTGTTAGGTATAGAACTAAAACCAAACACTCCTACTTCAAAATATTTATCGTGTGAATCTTTTTGATCTCTTAGATAGTTGCCTCTTACACAACATTCTATTACAGGTATATTTGCATTAAGATAAGCCATTAGTCATTTATACTTCCCCAGTTAGCACCGTGTTCGTAATCTACTTTGTTTGGTACTTCTAGAGTAACAGCTTGCTCCATAATCTCAACAACCTTTTTAGCCTGTGCGTCACTTTCTATTGATACACAAAGCTCGTCGTGTATTTGTATATGTGCTACAATTCCTTCCTTGTATAAGTCTAACATAGATTTTTTTGTCATGTCAGCAGCTGATCCTTGTATTAATTTATTTAAAGATTTGTATGTGTAAGCTCTCTTGATCCCCGGTCCATGTTCCTGGAGTGCATCTTCATGGCTCATCGCCTTGTGCATACCGAAACTGTTTGGTTCCCATAAATGAAACCTACATAGTCTTCCAAGTAAAGTTCTAATCTGTCCTCTATCCTGTGCTCTGTTAGATGCTTTGTCCATAAGTTGTTTAACGAAAGGTACCCTTGCGTGATACGTGTTAAATAATTCATTAGCTTTTTCTTTTGATACACCAAGTTCTGCTTGCAGTTTAGCTTTGCCCATACCATAAAACAAACCAAGGTTAATTGTTTTAGCTTGTGTTCTAGGTATCTCTGCCATGTCTGCTACAGTCTGGTGAAAGTCTGCACCAGAATCATTTTGATAAGAATCTATTACATCATACACTGATGGTAGTTTATATAATGCAGCGTAGTGTACAACAAGACGCGGTTCTTGCTGTGAGTAGTCAAAGCAACCCCATTTACAACCTTCTTCTGGTATAAATAATGATCTGATCTTAGGTCCTAAATCTTTGTTACGTGCTGGAATCTGTTGTAGGTTAGGGTTCTGATAAGAGAATCTTCCTGTAACTGTACCACCACCTGCATTACGTAACTGATTTATCTCTGCATGTATTCTACCTTTGTGTTCGTAACGTAAAATAGAATCTATAAAAGTTGTGTGTGCTTTGTTAACTTCTCTTGCCTTTGCAATCATGTTGACAACAGGATGCTCGTGTTCTTGTAAAAAGTTTTTTGTAAAACTAGGTGCTTGTGTCTTTTCGGTTCGTTCAAACTCTATTTTTAAATTTTCAAATACTTCTGCTATACTACTTGCCGCCCATATTTGTGGCCGTACATTAGTTTCTTTTTCTATCGCAGTTAATATATCTTGCTCTTCTTTTACCAGAGTCTTCTTAAGATTATGTGCTGCTTCTACATCAACCCTTACACCCTTAAACCTCATGTCAACTAGACAAGGAAATAGATCTGTTTCTAAATCAAATATAGATTCTAAGTCTTGCGATATAATTTCTTTTTTCATTTCTTGCCACAAACCAAATGTAGCTTCTGCATCTCTCTCTGCATATGTTCCAACATTTAATGATGGTAATTTATACATTTCTGATTTAGGATCGATGCCCCATTCCGCTGCTGCTTCTGCAAGTGCTGCCTCGTTTTTACCAAAACCTAAATACTTCCATGACAAACTATTAAGATCATATCTAAATCTATTTTCATCAGTCACAGCTGCCGCTATCATTGTATCTACAATTCTGCCATTAATTTTAAAACCCATAGCCCTGATCCAACAAACATCATACATTGCGTTGTGAAATATTTTTGTAGAGGTAGCGTTTAAAATATCTTTAAACCATTCTAAAACTTTTTTACGATCCATGTTACCACCACCGTGGTGAGCTATAGGAAAGTATCCTTTGTAATGTGCAGTTGCTACAGCTATTCCTATAACTTCTCCATTACCAATAATTGCACCAGATCCTTTTTTAATTAAGTCCGGGTCCCTTGTCTCTAAGTCAATTGCAATCTCATCAACCTGTCTAAGGTCTGGAAATTCTGTAGGTATTACCCATTCTGTTTGTGCACTAAATACTGGTATCTTCATTTAAATCCCTTTTTATTATTGTTATGCTTCTATTTTTTCCAGGTAACTTTGTTATCCATCCTCTTTCTTGTAACTGATTAATTTTCACAAAAATTAAACACTTACTAGATACTCCCGTACCTACTTTCATCTCTTCGTAAGAAGGTGCCATGTTATTTTCATCAACATATTTTTTAATAAAATTAAAAAGATCCATTTGTTTTTTAGTAATATTAAATCTTTTCATGATGCCACCAAATAACAAAGAACTAATATGCAGGTAAACAGACCCATGTAAAAAGGTATGTGATTATTTGGTTCCATAGTCTCTTTCTTTAATCATTTCTAAATAATGTATTGCTTTATCGATGTCTTCTACTCCGCCTTTCTTTGAGTGTCTGCATATGTATTTTATAGCATTGCCTTCTGCAAAAAGCAATTTGTTCTTGTTTATAAAATCTGCGGGTTGAATTTCCATATACAAATAATGTGTTCCTGAAACTTGTTTATGTAATGCTTTCGATGTCATAACCTCGGTCCTCCTGTTTAGCTGTCATTATATATAAATTTTGTTTCGTACGTGTAACTCCTACGTACCAAACTCTGTGTTCTTCATCTTGTTTATCTTCACTTTTGTCGATGGCCTCTCTTATCTTTTTTGTGTTATCTAAAATAATTAAAACATTTGTAGCCTCACCACCTTTAGCTGCATGTATTGTTGATAACTTAACTCGTGCTGGACTATCTAATTTTTCTCCCGACCTTAACATCTCTCTGATATATAAACATTCTTCTGGATCAGATTTAAAAACTTCGTACCACTCATCAGTAGTTTTATAACCAAACTCTTGCAAGTCATACATTCTTTCTTCTTTTAACTCTTGATCTAGTTCTAAATATTCAAACAAGTCTTTACATTCAGACAGAGAAAGTTTGTCTCCCTTAGTCCATCTTGTGTAATTTTTTATTGCTGTATACAATCTTGTTTTATAACTCTTCCTACCCTTTATTTCAAAGTAAATAGGCATGTCTCTTAGGATAGATTTTAATTTAATTAATTTGTCATTAGTTCTAGCTAATATTAACCAGTCACTTTGATGTAGTGGTGCATCTTCTATAGATGTTATATGATCCACGTTCCCTGTTTCCGGACGCGGTGCCCATTGTTTTTTAATTCTTCTATCATCAGGTATACGATTTAATATTTGATCAGCGATCTGTTGCACTGCTTGAGGCACCCTGTAAGATTGTGGCAAGACTATGTCTTTTGCCGGCTCTTCTTGAAACCTTTGCACATCTGCACCAGCCCAACCATAAATAGCTTGATCATCATCACCGGCTAAGATAACATGTTTAGAGTTTTTCTTAAGTATATCGTACATTTTCCACTGTATTGGCGATAAATCCTGCGCTTCATCTACAAATATTACATCATATTTCGGACACAATTCTGCCACATTAAATTTTTCAATCATGTCGGTGAAGTCTACGAGTTTGTAAGAATACTTATAATTATCTACTTCGTCTTTTAGTATCTGCAACATATGTTTATCTATGTCTTCTGAGTACATGTCCGTGTTGTACTCTTCTTCAATAGTTAAATTTTTAATTCTTGCTGCATTGATTATATTAAAATACTCACTGTCAGAATCTACAAACCCAGTTTTTTCCTGGCCGTTAGAGTAAACTGTAACTTCTATGCCAAGCTGTCTACCAATATCTTCGTAATGCTCCTCTTGCATGACTTGAGATTTTTTTAATCCAAGTCTTTTAAATGCTAGTGAATGTAGGGTTCTAAAATATTTTAAATTTTTTTTCTGTAGTTTGGGATATGCATCTAACATTCTATCTACTGCTTCATCCGCTGCCTTAGTTGTAAATGCAAAGTAACCAATCTTATCAATAGGTGTACCTAGTTTAACAAATGTTTTTACATACTTAATAAGTCTAGTTGTTTTACCGGTACCTGGAGGACCTAATATTTTTCTTATCATAAAATCTTAGCTCCTTTGCTTATATTGTCTAATGCCCATAGTGGTTGTAAATTACTATAATGACAACAGGCTAATTGTTGAACTGGACAATTAAAATCAAAAGAAGCACATGGCGTTTTATGATCTACATGCCACCCTTTAATTCCATAGTTGTCCCAGGTCATTCCTTTTAAAAATTTCTTTTCTAAATATTCTTTTAAAAATTTTGGAGTACATCCAACAAGTTTTGCAGTGCTAGTAAATTTACCTATAGCTTTTCCCCTTAACATTGCATTAATTCTTACTCTTGCAACATGCATCATTCTAACACTAAAATTATTTTGATATCTTTTTTTTGAATATGCTACTGTTCTCTTAATAACTCTTTCCTTATTTCTTTGATACCAGTCTCTGCTCATTGCTCTACAACTTTCTCCGTTTTCTTCTCTATATTTTTTACCCCTTTCTTTTATTTTTTCGCTATTTTCATAGTTATATTTTTTTGCTCTTTGACTGCAATATTCTTTGTTTTCTTGATACCATATTTTATTTTTTTCTCCCTGTTTGACTTTATTTTCAGCATAATATTTTTTACGATATTCTGTAAATTTTCCTAAATTTTTAAGTCTATTATTTCTATGCCAAAATAAAATTTTTTCCTTGTTTTTTTCTACATATTTTTTACGAACTTCTTTTATTTTTTCTTTGTTTTTTTCTCTCCATTTGATTGCAGTTTTTTTACTTTTTTCTATTTTTTCAGGACTCCTTGATGCATACATTTTTTTGCTACAATCAGAACAAAAATGTTTATAAAGTTGTTTTCCATTTTTAATGCCATCTTTACTAAAATATTTATAGTCTTTTGTTTCATGACATTTTGAACATTTTCTAACGCTCATTACATTATCTCCGTGTTGTGTTTTAGTTTAGTGTGATTAATTTTAACATCTTCAAACTGTTCTATGTTTATTGACACTACATTCTTAGTTGGTGTATTATATTTACCTTTTTCTTTT